CCCTGATTTTATTAACAAAATTAGTAGCTTCTACGGATAATAAGCTAGACGATCAGATCCTAGAAAGTTATAAAAAGTCCATAGGTAAATGAGATTTATACTTACTGGATTACTCCTACTAATGAGTACTCAGGTTTTCCCAAAGGAAGAGTTAAAGTTCTCTACTGATAAAATAAGAGCTATGTGGTTTATGTGTGCTACTCAATTCCAAAGAGTTGCACCTACTATATCTCAAGAAGAAAGAGTTAGATTGTGTGACTGTTATGTGGATCACATGAGAAGTACCTTTACTCCTGAACAAGTAACTGCTCTTACTCCTGAAGAGTCTAAAAAACTAGGAATGAAAATGAATCTTATTTGTCCAACTAAATTATCATTTACTTTAGAAGAATCTACATAACATGGGAATATCATCAGAAAACTTTAGTGATAAAGAGTTGTCCTGCTCACATTGTGGAGAAAACAAGTTCGATCAGAAAACTTTAGATGCCTTACAAGAACTCAGAGAAGTTTTAGGAAAACCTCTTTCTCTCAGTTCTGCTTATAGATGTTCAGTACATAATGATAAAGTTAGTTCTTCAGGAACTGATGGTCCACATACCACAGGACAAGCTATAGACATTCTCTGTTCAGGAAAGTTTGCTTATAAAATCCTGAATTATGCTATGATACGTTCTAGTATCTGGAAAGGCATTGGAGTAAGTCAAAAAGGAAATCATAAGTCTAGATTTCTACATCTTGACACAATAGTAGAAAATAATAGACCTTGGGTATGGAGTTACTAAAATGGAAAATAAATGACTGTAAATGCCAAAACTAGATATACTAAGGACGGATCTAGAAAGCTAAAACAAGGAGGCACTACCTCAAGAATTCCAATTAAGAAGCAGAAGGAAGAAAGATTAAGAATAAAAAAAGAGGAGACGGGGAAAAAAGGAAGAGAGGCCGCTAGAGTACTTAATGAGCAATTAGAAATTAAAGAAGAAAAGAGACTTGAGGCTATAAGAAATAAAATAACAGAGACAGAAGATCCTTTATTTGATCATGAACTTTTCATTCAGGACTATCATAGGTTACAAATAGAACTTGATAAGTACTGGAAAAAACTCCATTCTTTAGGACAAGAAGAAAGAACTACAGAAATAGATGCGTTTCTAGATGATAAAGAGAATGATAGTCCACTTAGCCTGTTTATAGATAAATGGCAGTATCATAAGGAAAGGACTCCCGGCAGTAAAGAAATGAATAGATTGATGAAAGAATATGATAAATATGTAGAAGAAGATATTAAACAAAAAAAAGAATTTAAAAAAGAAAAAGAGGCTGAAGAGGATGAAAGGGAGTACAGACGAACAATAAGAGAGTACGAATTAAAGGGTGATTCGGAATATCAATCTCTATTTGGTTATGCACTTAAAATATAAAGAAAAATGGAAAATAATAAACTTAATAATTTATATGATGCAGTAGCAGATGAGTTACTCGCTAAGATACAATCTGGTGAAGCTAAACCAGCAGACCTAGCAGTAGCAGTTCGTTTCTTAAAGGATAATGATATAACGGCTATACCTATTAATGATAATGCCCTACAACAATTAATGGAAAGTATGCCCTTTCCAAGTGATAAAGATATATCAACAGGTAAAACATCTTTAACTAATTAAATATGAAGAAAAAGAAATTAATATCTAGACCACAAGATAAGATATTAGAGGGTGGAAGTTCTGGAGGAGGCTTGGCTGGATTAAAGAGTTTTACAGGAGGTAAAAAAGAATTATTTAAATCTCCAGCACAGAAAGTGAGATCTGCTACGACAGCGGCAGTCGTTGCTAGAAAAGTTAAAGATGAGTGGGATACATTAGATGCTGAGATATTTGAGAAACCATTTAATGATCGTATAAATTTAGAGGTTTGGGGAGAAGGTAATTTAATGGTTCTTCAAAATAAACCTATGAAATATGCAAATGGGGAGATTATGCCTCAAGCTCAACAGTTCTTTCATGGAACTCCAACTATGGTAGGTTCATCTTTCACCGAATGGAAAAAGTTAAACCGAGGAAAACCTTATGGTCCTAGAGATGTAGGTTATTTTGGAAGTGGAACCAGTTTTACTTCTGATCCACTTGATGCGGCAGTATATAGAGATAGTAAGGATGAGAATTGGAATGAAATACGTCCTACTGAGATACAAGAAATTAGAAATGCTACTGGGGGACTATATGAACCTGAAATAGTGGCTGTGTATTTAGCACCTAAAAACCCTTTAAATATAGCTGTTTATGGATATGAGTTAGGATATATTAGAGATACTAAAGATTATGAAAATATAGTAGCAGCAACTCAAAGAATAATACTGAGAGAAACTAAAAACCTTCCAAAAGAAGAAGCAGATGCCATAATAGCTTCATATCATCAAAAAGTAATTGAGACACAAGCAAATGCTGCTGATTTACTGACTCAACAAACTATTGTTGGTGAAGATGGAAGCTTAAATCTTCAATCTGTAGATCCTACTCAGTTATTACCCGGTCAAAAACCTATGTTTCCAGAAGAAACTTGGAGATGGAAACATCGTCACCCTATAAGAAGAGGTGAATTAAATATGGAAGAGTTCTCATCCTTTATACAGTCCGGAGACTTTACAGAGATTGCTAGAGAAGGTGGTTATTCAGCATCTTTAATTCAATATCATGCAGATAGTACTAAAGTTAAAGAAAGTGGAGCATCAAATGAGGAATTCAATATGGAGGCATATCATGAAGTAATTATTTATGGTCCAAAACAAATAAAAGGTGTAAAAAATAAAGGTACATTTGACAAAACTGAGAACCTAAATACACAGTATTCACGAGCTAAATCTATTAAAGTAGCTTAAATAGTTAAAGTATTGATATTATTATATATGACTAATTAACTCCCCTTATAGTTATGGGGGGAGGGTTAAACATATATAAAAGGTAACCGTGAAATCAATATTAATTACTATCTCAGTACTTATACTACCTATTACTATATATGCTACTGAGGTTATCGATGTAGAAGTTTGTAAACGGGTAGAAGGTTGTAAACTAATCTTTAGTTCTAAGACAATGGAAACATATTGTCCAACATGTGTGAAAGAATCAATTATTATCTCTCCTTTAGCTAAACCAAGAACTGTATCAGTTAAAGATAACTCAATCTTAATGTGGTTAAGAGAATATTCACTAAAATATTATTTCTAAATGGATAATAAACTAAAAGATTTTAGAAACTTCTTATTTATCTGTTGGAAACACCTCAATTTACCTGATCCTACACCAGTTCAATATGATATAGCTACATTTCTACAGAATAAACCTAAACGTGGAGTAATAGAGGCATTTCGTGGAGTGGGTAAAAGCTATATTACTTCCGCATTCGTCTGTCATACACTACTTATTGATCCAGAATTAAAAGTTCTGGTAGTATCAGCATCAAAAGTTAGATCTGATGACTTTTCTACCTTTACACAACGACTTATACACGAAATACCTATTCTTCAACATCTAAGATCAAGAGAAGGTCAAAGACAGTCCAAGGTAGCCTTCGATGTTGGCCCTGCATTAGCTTCACATTCCCCATCAGTGAAAAGTGTAGGTATAACTGGTCAATTAGCAGGTAGTAGGGCCGATCTTATCGTGGCTGACGATGTGGAGGTTCCTAATAACTCCATGACTCAATCAATGAGAGATAAACTGTCGGAAGCAGTTAAAGAATTTGATGCTATATTGAAACCAGAAGGGTCAATTATTTACCTTGGAACTCCTCAAACAGAGATGTCATTGTATGAAACACTTCCAGAAAGAGGTTATAAAGTACAAATATGGCCTAGTAGATACCCTACTAATGAACAACTTATAAGATACGAAAATAGATTAGCACCTTTTATACGGAATAAGAAAGGTAAAGTGGGTGAGCCTACTGATCCTTTGAGATTTGATGATGAGGACTTAGCAGAAAGAGAATTATCATATGGTAGATCAGGATTTAATTTACAGTTCCAACTAGATACAAGTCTTTCGGATGCAGATAAATATCCTTTAAAACTAAATGATCTAATTGTAATGTCTCTGGACGGAGATAAAGCTCCAGAAAAACCTGTGTGGTCAAGAGATCCAGAACATAAACTCACAAATCTTCCAAATGTGGGTCTTCCCGGTGATGGTTACTATTCTCCTCAGACAAAAATAGGAGAATGGATAGAATATACAGGTAGTATACTATCCGTTGACCCAAGTGGAAGAGGTAAAGATGAAACTGGATATGCAGTAGTAAAGATGCTAAATGGTATTCTATATTTAACAGAATGTGGAGGATTACAAGGAGGATATAAACAGGATAACCTACAGACTCTATCAGTTATTGCCAGAAGAAATAAAGTAAACTTGGTACTGATAGAGTCTAACTTTGGTGATGGTATGTTTATGGAACTATGGAAACCGATACTACGGAAAGTATATGATGTCACTATGGAAGAGGTTAGATCTAATATTCAAAAAGAAAAAAGAATAATAGATACTCTTGAACCTGTTATGAACCAACACCGACTCGTTGTAGATCCACAAGTAATTGAAAAAGATATACAGACAGTTCAAAATTATCCAAGTGAAAGTCAGGCTAAGTATATGCTCTTTCACCAGATGACTCGTATTACAAAGGATAAAGGTGCATTAATCCATGATGATAGATTGGATGCTCTCCAAATGGCAGTGGGATACTGGGTCGAACAAATGGCAACTGATGCCGATATGGAAGTGGAAGTTCGTAAAGATAAGTTAAAGGATGAGGAGCTTGAAAGATTTGTGCAAGGTGTTATGAGTAATGAATATAAAGAGACAAGTAATGTCTGGATGAATATTTAGTAAAAAAATGTGAAGGGGTATATTATACGTGAAACTACGGGTTTCCCCCATTCCATATTTTAAAAAAGGCCAAATTCTTACCACATTTTCAAAAAAGTAACAAGTTATTTTTCAGATTTTTTGCAGGATAGCAGTAAATGGAAGAGAGGGTATCACATTGTGTAAGCAGGTACAAGCTAATTGTGTTTTGGTGTGTGTTTTTCTCTTATATCTGTAGTTTTTTTTGAGCAGCTGCTCTCTTAGATGCAGCTATTGCAAGACCTTTTAAATTATTTTTAATTATTTTAATTTTTTACTTGATATATTGAATTAGATATGATCTAATGATAACAGTTGAAATGACAAACCAAATTGAATAACAGCATTCGTAAGAACGGCACAATTTAAAATCATTTTGATTAGTTCAATATTTTTTATGAATTAGCTTAAAATCTAAATTGAATGATTTTTAACTTGATATGTTTATTAATACGTGTATAATTGAAGACAAATTACAAATCATTTACTAATTCTACTTGATCTGTAAT